ATATAGGTGTTGTATTAAATTAATTTGGTACGAGAGGCGGGATTCGAACCCGCAGTGTTTCTTATGTGGCAGATTTTAAGTCTGCTGCGTTTCACCAATTTCGCCACTCTCGCTTTTTTAACAGAGAGCAATAATGGAATTCTCGACATAGGCATTATTTAATTTCAAACTCTGCCTTAATTAAATTGGCAGCGTAATGATAATAATTGTGTCTACCGGCCACTGCATCATGCTGACTCATCAAGAGATTCACTATCTGTTCTACCAAAAATCGCTGATGTTCTTGCATTTCTGCCATTTGCCTAATATGTTCATCTTGTCTGGTCAGTTCCATAACACGCAATAAACTTGTCAATGCGGATTCGCTCCACTCTGTTTTACCATACACTTTTTCTAGTATTTCCATCAATTCTCCATATCATTTAAAAAATGAGCGGTGTCTTCATCATACAGCCAAGTCAGTGCACGCCAAACTGAATCTTCAATGTTATAATATTCACGGTATCGAGTATACCAATGCTTGAAATAATTTTCGTCACCACGCGATTCCGCATACTCTTCAGCACGATTTAGAAAATTAAATTTATTCATTTAAGTCGCCTTTAACATCTTTATTAAGTTGTAAAGATCGAAATTTTGTTATGCAATGACCGACCAGTTAATTTTATTGGAAAACCAATCCGGAATTGTCAACTTAACTTTGTAATCAGCTCCAATGAATTTTACACTAGCTACAGAAAGCGGAATCCAAGCCATGCGCTGAGTTTTAGTATCAACAAAAAGTATTGCTTTTGCGGTCTTCGCCTTAGAAACGCCGAAGAAATTGTAGAAAGCAGTAGTACGCATTTCAGAGTTCCTTTAAAAGTCAGTCAACAGGTACTATTTTACACAATTTCAAGAGAATGTCAACTTTCATCAATTTCGTTGTAAAAATACAACATTTTATTGTGCAAAAACAACACTCTTCAATTTATATGGCCTGCCCTAGAGGACTTGAACCTCTGACCTACGGCTTAGAAGACCGTTGTTCTATCCAGCTGAACTAAGGGCAGAACTGGTGGGCCCCCGGAGAGTCGAACTCCGCACCAACGGATTATGAGTCCGCTGCTCTAACCATGCATGAGCTAGAGGCCCTTATATGGTGCCCGAGACAGGCGAGTGCGGTCAAATTGGCCTGCCCTAGAGCACTTGAAGCTCTGACCTAGGCAAAATTTTGACAATTTTATTGTAGTTAACCTTCATTTACATGACAACTTTTTGTAATTCTCCAACAATTTTACTCCATCGCATATGAGAATCATTTTCATTTTCGGCATCTTCACGATCTAAATCAAATGAATTAGTTCGAATCTGATTCCACAATGATTGAAAATCATCGTGCATTTTAGAATCAATATTTTCAATCATGTCAAGAAGAATATAGAGAATTGTTGAAATTTCTTTTGGTGTTGATTTAGTTTCAGTCAAACCTCTTGTTGTAATATCAAATAATATTTTGAATTCGCGAACACGCAAAATTTCATTCTCAAGATTATTTAAAGCATTCCAATGTTTCATTTCAATTTTTCCTTAAACATAATTTTAAAATTTTTAACTTATCCTACAACAATGCCAGTAATAAATTGTATCATGCTATTTTCCATTGAACAGAATCACGAATTTCAACTGATTCTGATCCATCATATTCATGGATTCGAAATGTAGTTCCGATAGGTAGCCATTCAACATACAACCCATCAAGCCCATCTAAGTATGCATTAGGATATTGTTCTTTACAATACTGTTCAATTTTACTTTTGCTTTTTGATTGCTCAAGCATTTCCACAATCACAGGATCATAAAGCAGTTGAGGTTCATCATAGTTCCAAGTGAACCAACCTGCGCCAAATCCATGAGAAACTAGGACCGCAACTTTTCCATCACGAATTAATTTTTTCATATTAATAAATAGTATTCTTTATGGTAATGTTGGATTTTTAATTTCTGCTTTGATCGCAAGCAAATCATCTGGCTTAATATCTACCGCAGCAAGAATTGCCCTTTCAAGAGAAAAATGATTTTTTATTACATTCAAATGTGAATTACTTGATGTCAATGAATTATCAATAGATGTAATTTCTGCAGCTATAGTATTCAAAGAATCTTTGATTATTGTAGAATTCAACGCCAATGTTTCTAGAGCATCAGCAATTCTATCATAAAGAACTGAATAGTCAATTTGAATTGACAATGCTGTTGGATTATTATCTGATGCACCATCTTGTGCAAGAACATAAATTCTATTATTAGCAGCAGAATCATTTACTTTATAGACTTCTACTATTGGATTCGTATTGGCTACAATTAATTCTAAACTAGCTGGCATATTTTTCTCCCATACAAATTATGGTGCCTCATGACAGAATCGAACTGCCGTCTCCGGATTACAAAACCGACATAATACCACTATACTAATAAGGCAAATTGTGTAATAAATTAAGAATTATTTTTGAATGAATTTATATGCCTTACACTCATAAATGAAGTAAGGCAAAATGCAGCAAGCCATTCCCAAAATCCATAAACAATATTTAAACTAAACAATGTATTAATTGACCAAATAAAAATAAACGGCAATAAAATTGCAAGCAAAAGTGCAAAAATACCAACAAAAGCCGCTATATTTTTTGCATTATTCATCTATGACTCCATTTATCTTCAAATTCATCAAAATCTTCATCATTAAAATTGTTAGGATCAAAGTTACGCAATTTTTGTTGTAATCTTTGATGATTCTTACCTTTGTTTTCTCTTAAAGGTTTTTTCTTTGGATTTGATTTGTTATACTCATCATCTTCAATAAACTCACGAAATCCTTTAATTTTCTTATCCGTTTTAGACATGTTACTCTTGCGATTCTCCTATGAATAATTCAGGTAGTGCTTCTTCAACTACTTTTCTAGTAATGCCTTTATAGGCTGATAATTTTTTATCTTTAATCATAATAGCAAGTTTTGCCTCATCGGAAGAAACGCTCTCTAACAATTCAATAAAGATTTTTTCTTTGCGCACTCTTGTTAAATTATTTTTTGCACCTTTTTCGAAATACCCAAATTTTTTTAACTCTTTAGGAAGTCTATTATAACCCCAATTGTTTGGTATGTCAAGTTCTTTGAAAGGTGGTGTACCTTCAGGTAAATCAAATTTTATATCCTTGTGAAATGTAAAAGCTAGAACAGTTTTTAGTTCAGGTTTCAAATTTGCAATTTCTCGCAAATGTGCCACACGATCTTTCGCCGGTACTTCGTTTACAATTTTAAGTAATTCTGGTAACGTTGATCTACTAATGTCAGTTGGCATATTTTAAAATTCCTGTATATGTTCGATCAGTTGTTTCATACGATTTTTAATGAAATAATTAAGTAACTTATCTTTACATTTTATTTTTTTAGGGCTATGATAAGCAATTAAAATTTTATTTGCATATTCACTTGGTACTTTAGACAAATCAATTAAATTTTCATTGCGCCAATAATTATGCATCATAGATGCATCACAAAAATCTTCTGGCTTTTGTATTACCCACATATTTAGTTTTTTTTCATTTACAGGTTTTTGTCTGGACTGAGTAACAAAAACATCATCATCAGATAAAATATTAGGAATACCATCACCTCTGTCGCCTTTAATAATATGTTCTTTTAGAAACTTTATTGGTTCACTGGTTCTGACAAACTTTTTTACAATCGGGCTATATTGATCTACATTTGCAAATTTTTGCAATTGCATGAAATCTTTGTCACTAGAAAGAATTAAAATTTTTTCACTTTGAGAATTCTTTAATTCTACACCATAATGTGTACAAATTGTTCCAATTACATCATCAGCTTCAGTCTTTTCAACTTGAATGACTTTATATGGAAGGTTTTCACGAATCTCATCTCGCACCTTATTGAGTGTTTCAAAAATAAGATTCCAATTGTATGGAGATTCTTCTCGCGCTTTCTTACGTGTTGATTTATAATATGGAAATAAATCTTTGCGCCAATATTTCTTGTCATCTGCACAAATTATTAATTCGCCATACTCATTCTTAAATTTCACATTGTACATTCGAATACTGTTAAGTATCATGTGACGAATTAAATTTTCGTTGATATCTATACTAGTAATGTTAGGTTGCATCATTAAGTTTGATATCATAACTTGATTCAAATCAAGTAAAATCATTTTATCACCCTAAGTTACTATTCTAAGTAGAATTGTATCAGAATTCATTCGGCCTGTCAAGTTGATTTCTTTGGTAGATAGATTTGATAGAATTGTTTTGATTTTTACTTTACCAGCTTCCATTAATTCTTTGATAGTTATCAATGGTTTACGTAAACGTTTACCAATGGAAGTTTGTTCGTTGTAATTTTGCAACGTACTACCTTTTACAGACAAACCTTTTGCATTGTCCGCATTGTAAACACCAAGTAATTTTGTTTTAGTATTATATGTCCACACTTGCAACGCACCAATTACTTTCTCTGGTGCAATACTCGTTAAACCAAGTTCATCGAAATCTTTTGCATAGTTCATCTTTGAAACTAAAATAGCCGCAGGCTTTTCTTTTAGTTTACGTTTTTTACGAATTGGGGTTACACTTACACGGTTATTTGCAGCAATTACAATCGAGTCAAGAAAATCTTTAAATCTACGTAACTCAGGTTTAGTAAAGTTTGAATATCCTTCTTTTAATTCAGAATTATTCAATGTAAAAACTTCTTCAATCTCTTTAACTTTTTTGATGAATATATTGCAAATTTTTGTCATTACTGCAAATGATAAATTTCGAGAACGAAAATAAGATTCCATATCAATAAAATTCTTACAACCACCAAGCACAAAGTTATCGATCATACCTTCTAATTCACCAGTCTCTTCACTTATTTTTTCACGAATACGTTCTTGAATGTTTATCTTTGGTGCATCTTCAACTATCATACTTGTAGTTTTTAACTCATTACTTGCAAATGTTAAAAGTTTTTTATACTCATCTGTAAAGAATTGCTTGGTCTTGTTACTTGGTACAAAACCAAGACAAAACATACGTGCAAGCCAAGCAAATTGTAAATTTACTTTAGATTC